GATCGCGACGGAGATTCACACTGTCCAGTGGATCATCAACTATCCAGACATTGCTATCGCGCTAATGAGCGCGACGAGCGACCTTGTTGAAGGCTTTCTCAAGAATATTAAGAAGTTCTTCACTGAGAACCAGACATTCAGGGAAGTGTTTCCCGATTTCGTCCCCGACGCGAAGGGCATCAAGGATTTCGGCAATACCCAGCAGTTCACCGTTCCTTGTCGGCAGAACAATCGCAAGGAGTCGACGCTATGCGTGATGACAGTCGGCAAGCCGATGACGGGATTTCACTTCGATGTCATCAAGCCCGACGACGTGGTTTATCCCGAGAACTGCCGAACCAAAGAGAGCATTCAGTCCGTCAACTCCACGATGGGAAACCTGACTCCGCTGCTCACGACGGCGAAGGATGGAAGCGGCAAGGTGGGCTGGATCGAGATGGCGGGCACGAGATATGACTTTTCGGATTATTACGGCCTGATCCAGAAGGCTGAGAAGAATCGAGCCGAGCTGGGAGAGCCTTCACTGTGGAAGGTGATCTGTCGGCCTGCGATTTATGAGGAGAACGGTGAGCGCAAAGCCCTGTGGCCAAAAGGAATGCCGCTCAAGAAGCTAGACGAGATTCGCTCTAAGCCTGAGGTGGGAAGCGCCAACTTCAACGCGCAATACCTGATGCAGCCGCTAGCCGATGGGCAAGGATTGGCGACGGAAGAGGACATCAAGTTCGTTCCCCGGGTGGAACTCGACAATCACATACTGCCGCGCTCGAACCAATACATAACGGTTGACCTCGGCGGATTATCAGAGAACGCCCGCAAAAACATCGGAGACTCCGACTACACAGTCATCAACCATCACGGATGGTGCGGCGGGAAGCTCTATATCAATCGCATTGTTCGCGGACGATTCACTCCGTTCGAGATCATCGACCACATCTTCAAGCTCTTGCAGCAGTACCCGCGCACGCGCTCGGTGAAGGTGGAAGAAGAAGCGCACGCCCGAGTCCTACTCCCATATCTGAAGAAAGCCGCGGCCGAGCGCGAAGTTCACGTTCCCATTCTTGGCATCAAGCGCGACAACCAGACGAGCAAGGAGAACCGGATTCGCGGATTGCAACCGTTCTTCGAGGCTGACATGATCCGCTTCGCTGATGACCTCCCGAAGGTGACTAGGCTCGCGCTGATTGACGAAGTGCAGTATTTCCCGAAGTTCGCGCATGACGACATCTTGGACACCTGCGCAGACGCGACACAAGAACGTGACGGCAAGGTCGTCTATGACATGGTTCCGCAGCAGGCAGTGATTGAGAAGCCAGGATTCATTAAGAACCCAGATGGAACGATTACTTGGTTTGCAGCACCGCTACAAAGCCCAGATTTGTACCACCAGCACGAATACGCATCGGCAGTGGATGAGGTGACAGGATGGTAGAGGAAAAAGATTTACAGGTCACAGAACCCACGGCTGAGTGGGATGACGCAACTGCGCTCAAGATCGCGAAGACCGACCATGAGCGTGCGGCCAACTGGAAGCAGCAGAACCAGGACCAGAAGATTCGTCGCTCAGACGAAATCTACGGGGCCATCACCAAGACGAAGTTCTGGGAAGGCACGAAGATTCCCCGCGCCTCCATTCCTATCTGGATGGGTGTCGAGCAAATCGACTCCATGCTGCCTCTCTGCGTCAATGCGCTGTTTGCCGATGACCCGCCGTTCGAGATTGAACCGGGTGCGGGCACCTCGATTCAGGAAGCGGTCGCGGTACGGAACCTGCTTCGCAATCAGCTTGCGAATATCGGCATCAAGCCGAACGTGACACTGCGTCGCATCTTCAAGCGTGGATGGAAGCAGAGCTTCATCTATGGCGCTGGCATTATCGAGTACGGATGGGAACTTCGCAAAGATAAGCGTTCGCGCTATATGCGCCTGCCAATTCCGCAGCGCGAGATGGTGGTTGATCCGGAGACGCAGCAGGAAGTGGCTGTTCCAAATGGACGCTTTGACATTCGTGCGGTGCAACAGATAGATGAGATTCCGATTTCCCGTCCGGTGCTTTCGGATGTGGATATTAGCGAGTTCTTCATCGACCCGAACTGCCCGAGTACGAATGTGCAGGATGCCAGCTTCTGCTCGACGCGGCACTTCCGTTCCATCAACGAGATCCTGAAATATCGCAACCTGGACGGTTTCAATATCCCCGACTTTAAGACGCTTCAGGATGTTGCGCGGCAGAAGCACAATACCAACTCTGATTCGCTAAAGCAGCAGGCAGAGGCAGTAGTTGGGAATACATACCAGCCGACGATTGACCAGAGCGTTGATCCCAATCTCTCACGGCTTGAAGTCGTTCGTTACTGGCAAGAGGGGCGGCACGTTTGGTATATCCCGGCGTTCACGGATCGTCCGATCTACAACAAGCCCAACGAATATGAAGAACTGCCGTTCTACAACATCCCCTTCATCGACCGTCCACGTCGGTTTTACAGCTATTCGATATGCGACCTGATTGACGGCGATGTGCGCGTGATGCAGGCCATCATCGAATCACGTCTTGATGAATTGAGCCTGATGATTAACTCGCCGCTGGCTATCAAGCGCGGCATGACCTTCTCGACCTCGCAGAAGCGTTTAGCTCCTGGCCGCATGTGGGAGTTGGACGACATGGAGGACATGCCAAGGCGTGTCGAGTATGGCAATGTCTCCGCTCAGGCATTCGTGGAAGTGGATTCACTGGAACGTCGCGTGCAGAAGAAGGTCGGCGTTACTGACTCCGTGGGATTCGGCGTCGCTTCACCGGGCGGAAACTCGGCAAGCCGTACTGCTCGCGGTGTCGCGGCTCAGGAAGCAGCGCAAGGCGGCAAGATCCAGTTCCAAGTGGAGAACGTGGAGGACGAGGTTCTGAGCCCGCTTCTCCAGACTCTACTTCGCCTGAACAAGAAGTTCCTGCCAGCATTGTTGGCCGAAGATCCGAACGCCCGTATTCCCGTGCCGGGAGAGCAAGGCAAGACGCTGGACATTGACCCGATTGACATCCTGAATGCCTCAGGCAAGTTCATTCCCCGGGCAAGCAGGAAGATGCGGATTAAGCAGGCGCTGGTGAATGGCGGGTTGGAAATGATTCTCGGCTCCATCCTCAACCCGACGCTCTGCCAGATGATGGCGACACAGCGCGGCATGACGCCGAACATGTCTGCTATCGACACGCTCATCTGCGATGCCTTCAACCTGCCTCCTGGTTCATTCTGGCAAATGATGACCGACCAAGAGCGCCAAGCGATGCAGCAGCCGTCTCCGGATCAAGCTCTCAGGGCTGAGATGCAAGGCCAGCGCGAGCAGGGTACGAGCCAGCGTCAAGAGGCAAGCGATGAGACGAAGCTGCTCATTGCGCTGCTGACAAAGGTGTTGACACCCGATGTGGCACACAAACTGATTGGCATGGACCCTCCCGCAAAGATTGCGGCAGACCATGCTCCGGCACCAGCACCGGCAGGAGGTAAGAAGTGAGAACCGACCAAGAAGTTTTGATTCTCGCTGAAGAGTACGACCGCTTCTCCAAGAGCGCGGTCTGGGCGGAGATACAGCAGTTCTTGAATGAACTTGCTGGCGAATCGCAGGCGGCTCTCGACAACTGCCTGAGCGGAGATGCGGAAGTCCACAAGGCTTTGAACATCAGGAACCAGCAGCGCAGAAGCGTGATGCTGGCCCTGAAAGAACACGTAGAGACATGGGTAGCAGAAAAGACTCGTTTCATGGAGGAAGCGAATGGCAACGCCGACGGTGACACCGGAACTGAATCAACCATCAACTAGCACGCCCGACATCAACCAGAGCGCGGACGCATTGCGTGCCGCTGCACTTGCAACCCCACAGACTCCAGAAGCGACACCTGCTGCTCCTGCCGCCGAACCCGCGCCTGCACCTGCCGCCCCGACTCCGGTAACGCAGGGACCAGTCACTTATACGCTCCAGCAAGACGGCAGCTATCACATCAAGCTGGAGACGGGCGAAGAGTTCAAGGGCACGGCGAATGACGTGATCGTGGAGCTGGGCAAGGCTCAGGTCAACACGAAGAAGTGGGGCAGCGACCTGAAGCAGAAGCTGGAAACTCCTGCGACCCCGACGCCTACCGCGCCAGAGGTTGACCCTGCCGAGCAGTTCATCGCAGAAACGGTCGCCAAGAGCCTTGGATTTGCTAGCGCCGAGGACATGAAGGCATTTGTCGGCAACAGTCGGCAAGAGGCGGTCGCATCTCGGGAACAGCGGCTTGCGCTTGAGTTCCATCGCCTTGCTCCAGAGTTCCCGGCAACTCCCGATGCAACGCAAGCGGTCCTCAAATATGCGGCCGAGAACGGGATGATCCAAGTGGATGCCAATGGGGTGATTGTTTCCGGCACTCCGCAGGCTCTGAGGGCAGCGCACCTCGCGTGTGTGGCCGAGAAGAAGTACATCCCGCTCACTCAAGAGCAGATGGCAGCGCAGCAAGTCACCAAGCCTGCGACTCCTGCTCCCATCATTCCTCCGCAGCGGAATGAGACGCCAGCACAGACCATCAACCCGTATGACTTGAATGTGCCGCTGGAACAGGTTCGGCAACAGGCGGCGACCCGTTGATCGACTGCTTCTTCTGCACGGCTCCGCAGTCTGAGGAACGCCAGCAGATGGCGGAGCGCGTGTGGTCCTTTTGGCAGCCTATCCCGTGGGTTCGTTTGCGTCGTGTCACGCCTGAATTATTGGGCTGCGAGTTGAAGGACTTCAATCGCCTCCGGCGAGAGTTCGCAGAACGGGAGGCGACCACGCCTGAGTACATCCTGACCGATGACGATTGCCTTCCTGAATCCGATAGGGACATCCTCAAGGGCGTTCGGATTCTGGAAGAGCACGAGAACTTCGGGATGCTATCGGCATGGCCGAAGAACGCGACGATTAACCGCTGGACTCCGGAGAACTGGCAACCCTATGAAGATGCTCAGGTGATGGAAGTCCATGATGTCGGCGGACTC